AAAATTGGTGCAGGTGGGACTAAACCTGACAATTCTTGGAAGATAGAAGCAAGTAAAAACTTTACTATCGTGCCGGCATATAACAAGGGTCCTTATATGGTGGTGAATAAAAGTGACCTAAAAACAGCGGGAAGGAAAGTATGAGACTAAAAGAAACAATAATGATAGCAATAGCGGCGTTGGCGTTTATGTTGATTACAGGCATTGCTAAAGCAAATCCAATAGTAAATTGGTTTGAGGCAGAAAAACAAAAAACAATCGAGTATCAAACAAAAGTATGGTCAAAGTCAAAAGAAGACTTTAGTAATTTTGTTGCTAAATTTGGTTTATTAAGTAAGAAGAAAAATGATACACAAAATTAGTGAATTTTGCGATAAGATAGATACTATCAAAGTGATGGCTGACAGGTTGCGTGATATGAAATACGGACCTGTCAAGGCGTCAACACCTGAAATTGATAATATGATACAATCTATTCAGGCTGATTGTTTATTAGTTGCTAATGATAAAGGGACTTATGAAAAAAATAATTATGGTGATTATTCTGGCATTGACCATGACGGCATGCTCAGCAATGAAAAAGAATGAAGAAGGCAAATATGAAATTAATCCAATCGGTACTATTATTAGGACTATCGTTGGTGTTCCTGACCAATTGCAGCTCCGTTAGTAGAACGCAGGTTGGTGCTGTGTCTGGTGGTGCAACAGGTGTTTCTGCTTGCGTTGCTATGGGTGTTAATGACCCTTATGTTATGGGTTTATGTACACTTACAGGTGCATTTGCAGGTGCTGAGATTATGTACAATTCAGATTATGATGTTCACAATGCAGTATTCGTAGACCATTTAAATAATGGTCCTCAAGGTTCTAGTTATACAAATTGGTATAATAGTAAAACAGGAAATAGTGGCATAATTAAAGTCACAAAATCATATCAAGAAGGACCTATCAAGTGTAAAGATTATGACGCTACGATAGATATAACAAACCAATGGCCGTTATTAGGTGTTGGTAATGTAAATAGAAAGGTAGTCTTTGGTACGGCATGTCAATTGCCTGACGGAAGATGGATAGAGAAACCAATAAGATGATACAAACATTAGATTTAAAATTACCATATGTAAGATTGCCATTTGCCAATCACGATAAAGTTAAACAACCTATATTAGATTGTATTGACAACTGGAATGAGGGTGGTATAAAACATATAGATGAATTATACGAGAATGACATTTACAAAACAGATTGGAATATGTCAGAGAATTTAGATATAGAGTGGAAAAAAATATTATTTAATTATAATTTTCCAGGTGCATTGAATGAATGTGTAAATGAAATAGGTTTTGGTAAAGTACATATTCACAATCTTTGGTTTCAACAATATACAAAAGGCAATAAACATGATTGGCATACACATGCTCATAACTATACAGGTGTTTATTATCTTGAAATGAGTGAGGGTTCGCCAGATACAGAAATTTATGATGGCGACAAGGTAATTAAACCAAAAGTCCGTGAGGGAGAATTATGTATCTTTCCGAGTACGGTAATTCATAGAGCACCTAGTTTTCAAACAGATGACCGTAAGACCATTATTTCTTACAATATAGAATTACAAGAGTTTTTACCTGAAAAAATAGATAAATTGAACTTATATGGCAAATAAAGAGAAAATAGAACAATTAAAGAACGAAAAGAGAACATTAGAAGAGCAATGCGAGTTTGAGACAAACCCAACCAGACTTGCCATTTTAGAAGAAGAGATATATAATATAGAACATAGTATTAGGATTTTGAATGGACCCGAACTATCATAGAATTATAAGATATTTAACAATGACATTAATATTGATTTCTGTAATGTTATTAACTGGTGTCGCTCTTGGTGATGATAAGATATACCACCAAAAGATTGTACCAATAGAACCTGAAAAAGTCAATGGTCAATATTGTTTTATCCGTGTTGTGATAAAACAAGAAGGCGATAACATTGTTAAACAAGAAATTCTGGAGTGTGCTGATGGTCGTAATAAATTTGACGGTCCGAGTTATTGGGAACTATTTGCTCAATTTTATTACAGAGATGTTGCTACTCCTGAATATTGCCGATATTATTCTCGGCCAAATCATGTCTTCAAAAGTCATGGAAAGACATGTTTAAAAACAAACGGTGAATGGGAGGTACAATGATAAAGAATATCATTATAATCGCTCTGTTTCTTGCGTTGGTAACAGGTGTATCTAGTGACGAGGCAATTGCCTATGTACAACTGGCGCTTGACAAAATGCAAGAGATGTTATATTATGTAAAGGAGAGTGTGTAAAATATGAATAAACTACTAAAATATACTATGATAGGTGCATTAGCAATATCGCTAGGTGCTTGTTCTAGTAAAAACTATACTATCAAAACAGAAAAGAAGGACAATCTGAATACCGTACCGGCGTGGTACATGGCAGATATTGACGAGCAAGACGCTTGTGACCTTAAATGGTTTGATAAGTCAGATAACGACAAAGTGTGTATCTATGGTGTTGCTACTGCTGTAAGTCCAGATTTACAACTTGCTATTGAGAAAGCAAAGATGTATGCAAAATCTGAAATGGCAGATATCATCATGGGTAAAATGAACAAACAATCTAAACAATTCATAACTGAACTTGGTAAGACAGAAAGTAAAACTATCGTATCAGAGGTAGAGAGTGTTTTAGTCAATGTGATTAAAGATACTCCTGTAAGAGGTTATGAAATCTTTGCTCAAGATGTCACATTAACAACTAGTGGATATTATAGAGCATGGATTGGCTTGAGACTTCCTCTAGGTAAGTACAACAAAATGTTTAATTACAATATTGAACAGGCCGTTGACGCTTATAATCTCAAAGAGAAAGCAAATGAAGCCTTTGAGAAAGTAATTGAGAATGACGATAACAATTTATAGTAAAAATAATTGCGTCTTTTGTAGCAAGGCCAAACATATGGTGAAAAATCTTGGCCTTGAATACGAAGAAAAGAAACTAGAGACCTTTGAAAGTCCAGAGAAGTTTCTTGAAGACATAGGTAAACCTGTAAGAACTATGCCTCAAATCAAAATAGATGGCAAACTAATCGGTGGCTATAATCAATTAGTAGAACATTTTGCTGATAAAGGTTTAGTCAATTTTAAAGGGGAGAAGATAGTTGAGTGATGACAATATCATTTTGTTTCCAGAGAACAAGATTGTTAGACGAAACCAAACAGGCAAGTCACCAAAACAATCTAGTCAAGTTAGACAGAAACAAACTAGACAATATGTCGAAACAAATATCGACTTAATTGCTAGACAGATATTACAACAATTTGTAGATATGGGATTAAAGACAACATCTTTAGACTTTACAAAAGACCTTGCATTGACAATTGATTGTTTAAGAGGATTAGTTTATAGAGACTTTGGTGTAAAACACCCTGCTCAAGATTTAGCAACAAAGATGGTAACAATACGAAAAGACCTTGACGGCAACCAATCAGCTAAACTGAATTATCAAGATGTATTGAACTTGAAAAAACCTATAAAAACAGAACCTATAAGTGACGATACAAAATTTGAATTAGATGATATTAACAACCCTATTGATTTTGAACCAGATTTTGACCCCGATAGGCACTAAAAGAATTCTAATGGCGGACTATTATAATACGCTCTGTCCATTGAATAGTTGGAGAACTTTAAACTTGTTGAAAGGAGTTAAACACTAATGTTTAATTTTATTAATAATATCTTTTTAAAAGGAGATGACAATATGGCTAGAGCCAAAACTACAAAAACTGAAAAGGTGAGAAACCTTTTCGCAAAAGGCAATGATGTTTCTTGGAAAACTTTGAGAAACAAATTTGACCTACAATCACCTGCTTCTATGGTGATGAAATTAAGAAACGAAGGAATGATGATTTATGAAAATAGGTCTTCAAAAGGCGTTTCTTACAGAGTTGGAACACCATCAAAAGCTATCATAGCTGCTGGTATCAACGCTGTGTTCGGTAAGCAAACTGCTTATTCGGCGTAATTAAAAAATAGGAGACAGGGGCCCTTCCAGGCCCCTGTTTTCACATTAACTGGTAAAAAGGTTTTTATGACAGACGATATAGATAGAGATACACATGACCACGATATGACTTATGAGAATGAGCAATCAATGGTCACTATCCCTTTAAAAGAGTATGACAAATTAAAAGACCAAAGTAAATATATTACAGACGATAGTTTAATTTCAGCAATAGATAAAATAGAGTTTTTTGTAAAAGAATTGAGAAAACACATTGTCCGGAAATTTTAGTAAGAATGACAGAGAAGTAATTACATTGGCAGAGGCCAATAAAGGTAGGAAAATGACTAGAAAGGTCGATACCTACGAATATGAGAGTTTAGCAGAATGTATAAGAAGTGACCAAGTACCAGCCTCTGAAATTGCAGAGATATTTACAGACAAGGCATATTATAAATGGTATAAGAAAAAATACTTGGATAAATAATACAAATGATTGAAAATAGGAGTAATTATGGTTACAGACAACCCAAATCTAATTAGCAGAAAAGCTATGGAGGCAATGCAAAACACCGGTGGTAGTGGTGAACTTTTGCTTTCAGAAATTTTACAAAAAGTCAACAACGCAAAAGATAAACCTAAAAAAATCGAAGTATTAAGGCAGTACGATAGTGAAGCTTTAAGAATGATTATCAAAGGTGCTTTTGACCCCAATATCAAGTGGGCATTGCCAGAGGGCAGACCACCATTTATGGAAAATGATGTACCAAAGGGTACTCAACATAGTCAATTGAAGAATGAGAGTAAGAGATTATGGCACTTTATCGAGGGTGCAGATATCAAGACCTCTAAAACTCAAAAGGAAACTATGTTTATTCAGATGTTAGAAGGATTGCATAAAGAAGAGGCAGATTTACTTTTAAATGTCAAGGATAAGAAGTTGAATAAGGTGTATAAAGGGCTGACCGCTTCGGCAGTACAAGAAGCCTTTAATTGGGACGACAATTTTATCAAAAAAGAACAGAAATAGAACATTATATGGTGTGATTTAGATGTCACACCCTATAATCTGTTGTTTTTACTTGCTTTTTTATTGAAAAAAAAGCGAAAAAAGCGCTTGCCTTATGGCTAATATTAGTGTATTATATACATATATAAACAATGAGAGAGGTGATTACATTATGAAAAAACTAATATTGATACTTGCAGTTTTGTGGATTGGTCTAAATGCCTTTTCAAATTCAGTAAAAGCGAATGAGATTAACAAAGGTAGTTATCCAGTTGCAGTTGCAGGTCATATCATACAAAACCACGACATAATTGACAAACAAAAATTGATGGAGGCTGAGATACAAAAGATAGGTGCTCAGTTTGCTCTTCAAATGATAACAATTATGAGTGAACATATGCCATCAATTATTGACGGTATTATGGCTGAGATGAGACATGAACTAAACGAGAAGAATAAATGTCTATTACTCAAAGACACAAAAATGAGTTGCAAATAATATATGGCAAAAAGCAAATCAAAAAAATCAAGTTTCGACATTCCTGAAATACCTTTTACCTATGATTTCTACCTAGTTTATTGGGAGGATATACAATCTGATAGTGGGTGGAAAGAGATGAAAGATATTCAACGAATGAAACCTGCCATTTGTGTATCAACTGGTTGGTTAGTGAAAGCGGACAAAAATGTCCATATTCTAATGAGCGATTACAATTATGATGACAATTGGGAGTTGGCAGATGGTGGTAATACTACCGTCATACCTACTAAAAATGTTATCAAAAAATTTGTAATCAAAGATTTATAATCGTGAACAAGGAGACAATATTATTATGCGTAAATCTAAAGAACTCGACCATCATTTAAAACATATTATTGACGGTGTTCCTACAAAGTTGGAACAATTCGCCAATGGTACTTCTAATAAGATGGTTTATTATACAGGTAATTGGCACACAGATGTGGTGGATAATTACACAGAAAAACAAGCCGAAAAAATATTTAAAAAGATGGCTAAAATTCACGACAAATACCCCGAGATTGCTTTCTTTCAAAAGAGAAACAAAGATATCAAAATAGGTACATGGTCTGAATACGGTGAGCGACCAGAGGAGATTATTACTAGTTTTGATTACATTGTTTTAAGGAAACGAGGGTAATGTATGAAATTATTTTGGCATAACACTAAAATAGTGTGTAGTACGATTGCCTTTATGGTAATTGTAATGAGTATCGCAGGCATTTCATATGCTTATAAAAACAATCTTAATGTAGAAGTCAAGGCGGAAGAAATACCAATTATTTCCCTGCCTGATTTTGAACATACTAGCAATCAACAATTTTTAGATAATGTAAATCAATGTGTTGATTATATTTACCATACAACAACAGATGTTTATCCAGTAAACAGAGAATTACTATTAGCACAGGCGGCTTTGGAAAGTGGATGGGGTACATCAAGATTTGCTCGAGAGGGTAAAAATTTATTTGGT